GGGACCTTCTCCTCCCGGGCCGCCCGGCCCGGGAGGTCCTACTGGACCATCTGGCGGAACGGGTCCAGCTGGTCCACAAGGTCCTCAGGGCCCAGGCGGACCACCTGGAACTACTGGTCCACAAGGTCCTCCTGGTCCAGGCGGTCCTCCAGGCGGAGCTGGTCCACAGGGACCTCCGGGACCAGCTGGTCCTGCTGGTCCTGCAGGCCCAACCGGGCCTCAGGGGCCTCGAGGACCTCAAGGTCCTCCTGGTCCAGGTGGTCCGAGTGGTAGCCCTGGACCTCCTGGACCTCCTGGTCCGACCGGGGCAGCTGGTCCTGCAGGTTCACCAGGCCCTGCGGGTCCACCTGGCCCTCCTGGTCCGCAAGGATCTACCGGTCCGACCGGATTTACAGGCCCTACTGGACCGCCTTCTCCTTATCCAACATGTCCTTCTGATGAAAGACTTAAGACTGATGTTGTGGCTATAGATAATAGTCTAGATCTTTTAAGAGGTTTTAACTATTATACCTTCAACTACAAACCAGGATTATCATTTCATGAATCCGGTAAAGAGTCAGTTGGTATTATTGCGCAAGATGTACAGCCTCAATTTAAACATGTTATAATTCAAGACTTTAAACCTTACGCAAATAATGAAGAAACGTACATGGGGGTAAACTATATTAAGTTCTTACCTATTATAATTAATTCTTTAAAAACTCTTTCTACCCGCGTAAAAGAGCTTAGTACAAAATTAGAATAATAAATATAATAAAATGTCCTTTTCATCAATTGCAACCTTAGCAGGTATATCCGGGTATTCCGGCGCCAGCGGTTTTTCTGGTTATTCTGGAGAATCTGGTTATAGTGGTTTATCTGCTTATTCTGGTGTATCTGGTTATTCAGGATGATCCGGTTTTTCTGGTACTAATGGCCCTACTGGACCTCAAGGTAATATTGGACCGCAAGGTACAGCAGGTACAGTTGGTCCGCAAGGACCAACTGGCCCACAAGGTTCTGCAGGTCCTAACGGGGCACCAGGTGGTACCGGTCCACAGGGACCTATAGGCCCTCAAGGAGCTCTAGTAGCAGGCCCACAAGGCCCACAAGGTGCGCAAGGCCCAGCTGGACCATTAGGACCTCAGGGAGCAACCGGCCCACAAGGTTTTACTAATATTACCGGTCCACAAGGCCCACAAGGGAATATTGGCCCGCAGGGTACTGCACCGCTTGGTCCACAAGGACCACTAGGCCCGCAAGGTAATGCAGGTCCTCAAGGTCCACGCGGTCCGCAAGGTACAACAGGTCCTACACCTCCAGCTGGGCCGCAAGGCAATACCGGACCTCAAGGTAATTCAGGCCCGAGCCCTACCGGTCCACAAGGACCGCAAGGCGGTCAAGGAGCTGCAGGACCTGCAGGACCTCAAGGAGTTACAGGGTTTACTGGACCAACAGGCGCAACCGGCGGTCCTGGCCCCCCGGGTCCTCCCGGGCCTCCTGGACCAGCAGGTCCATCCCCACCGGGACCGCCAGGTCCAACTGGACCTGCAGGCTTTACCGGCCCTCCGGGACCTCCGGGGCCCCCTGGACCTGCCGGAGGTCCCGGACCTGGAGGGCCACCCGGATCTCCTGGTCCAACCGGTCCAACCGGTCCTCCCGGACCAGCTGGCTCTAACGGTCCACCAGGTCCAACCGGACCAGCTGGCTTTCAAGGACCTCCCGGACCTGCAGGTACTGGTCAAGGACCTCCTGGTGGAGCTGGCCCGCAAGGCCCTACCGGTCCACGTGGACCGCAAGGACCCGCTGGGTTTACGTTCTGTGTCAGCGATGCAAGATTAAAAGAAAATTTAAGTATTATTAATAATAGTCTTGATAAACTAAGATTAATTAATGTTTATAACTTTACTTGGAAACCTGAGCTATCTGCTGCTACATTACCAGAACCTAGAATACTTGCAGGAACACCTGATACCGGGTTTATTGCACAAGAACTTTCGGGTGCATGGCCTTACGCTATAAGTCCGGTAATAACTAGAGATTTGTTTGAAAATGATAGTACTAGATATGCTAGAGTAAATCCTGCAAAGGTTTTACCACTAGTCATGGCAGCGGTAAAGGATATGAGTACTATTATCGAGCAGCTCAGTTCAAAGGTATAAGTGGAGTAAATTTGCTCGTATGGTAAGTTCTTTACATGAAGCATTACCATACGAGCCTACTTATACAGGAGAACTTTTATAGTAATCCGCTTGAAGTACGGGACTTTGCTCTTAAGCAAGAGTTTACTGTAACCGGTAACTTTCCAGGCCGTAGAACTAAACCGTTTTCAACTCCTTCTATAAAGCAAGCTATTGAGGATTTAATTAAACCTCATGCAGGTAAAATTGTATGGTATGGGGACAATACCCCCGGGGATTATACCGGTTGTTACCAATTAACTTACGCAAGCGATCGTACCTGGATACATCATGATGGTACTACATCCTGGGCTGGGGTATGTTATCTTACACCAGATGCGCCGGTAACAGCAGGTACCGGGTTATTTAAACATAAGAGAACTGGTTGGCATGCTTGTCCACGTAAACAAGATGGTAGTATAGATGATGAACTTATGGGTAAAGAGATCTTACCATATGAATGGCAAGATTATACTAAGTGGCATTTGCATGATATAGTGGGTAACAAATTTAATCGTTTAGTATTATATAGAGGAGATTACTTTCACGCATCTTTAGATTATTTCGGTAATACACCAGAAGACGGTCGTTTATTCCAAACGTTTTTCTTTAATACCGAGTATTGACTTATTAAAAAATAACTATAATATATTTCATCATGGTAAATTCATATCAAATTTTTACACGAGCTTTTAACGATCAATTCTGTGATCACATCGTTAATACCGCTATGCTCTACCCTGAGCAATCTGGTGTTATTGGTTCTCATGACACTAATTCAGGAGAGAATACCTCTAAGCTAGATTTTTCTATTCGTAATAGCACTATTCGTTGGATTGACGTTTATGCTCATCGAGAAATTAATACCATCTTAAACGATTATGTAAATGCAGTTAATTCAAAGATGTTTAACTTTGATGTAAGTTTTGGTTTCGATTCTTTGCAATATACCGAATATAATGGTAATGCCGAAACCAAGCAGTTTTATAACTGGCACATGGATTGCTTACATGATAATGCTATCTTTGATCGTAAGATTACTGCAGTAGTGCAGCTTAGTCATCCAGAAGATTACGAAGGCGGTATCTTTGAAATCGATCAAGTAGCACGTCCAGAATTTGATCTAAACAAGTTTGCACCACGTGGTTCTCTTCTTATTTTTCCGTCTTATTTACAGCACCGAGTAACCCCAGTAACTAGCGGTATTCGTCGTAGCTTGGTATCCTGGTATAACGGTCCACGCTTTAGGTAAGCGCTGCTTTAATAGCATTAAACATTTGTTTCTTTAATGGAGCTGGTATTCTCTTTGGGATACCAGCTTCAAATGTATTATAATCATCATTAACAGCTGCTTCTCTTACTTTAGTTGCACTCATACCTGCAACCCCTTCAGCATCCGGATCTCTTTGACCAGCATTTACAAATTCAAATTTGGGTATAGTAAAGAGTATTTCACTTTTTTTATCAGGTCTACCGTTATAGGTATTTACAATTTTTTCATACTCAGGTATACGATCTGAACCTGCTATCTGGATAACGTGGGTGTATCCCTGAGTACTAAGAAATTTAAGCACTCCAAATAAAGTATTACCCCCGGGTAGTACTTGTATGTTATTAGGGATAAAAGATTTGAGTGCTTGAACCTTTTCGTCAAATGAAAGTGGGTTCTTTTTATTATCTTGAGAATATGTTGGAAATATTGCAACGAGTTCTGCTTTGTGCTTTCTACCTTCTGCCCCAAGCTTTTCGATTAATGCTTCATGCCCAATAGTAGGAGGGTTAAATCTACCATAGGTAAACACTGCAACTTTCTCTCTTACTGGTTTTTTAGTAGCGTCTGTAGAAGCTTTTTTAAACGGACTTACCCGGTTACGGACAAAGAAGTCACCAGTAATCTTAAATTGAGTACTTCCTACTTGTGGAGAATCTATTACAATACCTTCTTGTTTCGAAACTGGACCCATACCTGAATCCATATTATTAAGAAGAGCCTTGCCCAATAAGTGAGTTGCATGCCAGGTTACAATACCTTCTATAGCTTGAGAAATATATTTTGGAGCAACAATTTGTTCAAGAGGTTTTTTATCTTCTACTACTTCAAGATAAAGAGCTTGACTCATTGCTGAGATAGTTTTACCCTCTAACGTGGTTATGTTTTTAGTCTTAGGTATAGTTGTACCTTTTAACCAATTGCCTAGAGATTGTGTTTTTCCTGCTAAAGTAAAAGGTAAATTTAATACTTTAGTTAGGTCTGGACGTTTAACCAAACTTGCTAGTTCTTGATGAATAACCGTATATCCATATTTTTGCGCGACGGCATTTACTTTGTCTATATAACTATTGAGAACATTTTCCCTATAGGGTAGTTTTTTAGATTCATAACTCTTTAACTCTCTACCACCTACTTTACTTTGTCTTTTTATTGCTATAGCAGGGTAATGAATAGCTAAAAATTTATTACTATAACCTATCACATTAGTAGCACCGCTTACATACTCGGTGTTAAAAAATACTAAAGGGTTGTCATATAGGCCTAGTTCTTTTAGTTGTTCGGTAGTTGAAGGTATAGCCTCGTTAAAAATAGTTAATACTTGTTCCCCAATCTTTACAAAGCCATGTTCTGGTTCCCCAGGCTTGTTAAAATAGCTTCTAAGATTATTTAAAGTGGTAGGGGTCTCTATAGCCTTTGCAGTGCCTCTATATAATGCAAACTCTTTTCTACCTTGTTGGTTAGTAACTAAACGTACTGATGCATTAGCACCATCGATTTTTACTGGCGCTGTGTTACCCTTTTCAAAGTAGTTTGCAGTTCTTTCAAATAAATCTGCTAATTGCGCACCAGTTTTAATTTCGGGCAAATCAAAAGGATGAAGCATATGACCGCCCGCTCCTCCTTCATTAAGAATAAAGTATTTTTTAAACTTTAACATTAATCTAATTTTGTTAACCCAAATAAATTTTTTGCAACAAATTGAGCAATTTGCTCTCTTGCAACTGTATCTAATGCACCAAGATCTTTATATTTTTTTTGCCATGCATCCAGATCCTTTTGAAAGCCATCAAACAACTTTTCTACCTCGTCTATAGCTTTTTCAGTCTCTTTTGTTTCTTTTTCGTCGTTAGGTTCAAATAAGCCTATATCTTTCCAAGAAATAGCTACTGGTACAATTTTAACCATGTTTTCAGGAGAATACGTAGAACCACCTGCAGATACTTCTCCAGCTCCTGCTACTTGTTCACGTATAAGACTATACTTTTCAGTTAAAGGTTTTAAATGTTTACTGTTCATTTGATTCTTCTTTTAAATTTAATTTCATATCAAAAGCTTTCTCAAAAGCTTTTGGAGCTGCCTTATAGCTTTTTTGAGTTTCATCTAAAGCATCATCAGTGTACTGCCAGTTAAAAGTTAATTCGTCAGGTACGTCAAAACCGTAAAACTCTAACACTTTCTTTTGAGTGTCCAACACTTGAGTGCCGTTCCAATTTTGACCTACTACCACTATGCCTGCTACCTTACCTTCAACAATATTATCTTCTTCTAAAGTGGTGTGTCTGTTTTCGATCCAATTAAGACGCTCTATAAGTGTCTGATACACACTATTAGTTTGCCCCCAACGCACACTTACGAAAAATATTACTGCATCTGCTTCAAATAACTCTTTAGATATTTTCCAAAGCTCATCGTCCTTATTATTGATAGATGCCCAGCAACGGTGATTACCAGTAGGGTTCTTTTCTTTGTCTTTTAATTCAGAATCTTTTACCCCGCAGTTATTACCTTCCATTCTACTCACATTGCCTTCGCAGTAATGAATAGTGAGCTTACTTGCGTCAATAATCTTTACATTATTTTCTACTAAAAATGATTCTATATGCCATGCTAGTTGAGAGCTCTTAGGTAATTCTTTATCTCCTTCCCAACGATTGCTCGTGGTAATAAAAAGTATCTTCTTTTTGTCTTTAAGAAATTCAACCATAGCTTCTACCTTACCGGTATAGACAGCAGGATTATTAGCTATATTTGCTTCTTCTAATAACTTTAAAAAGCGTGACATTCAGTAAATATTTACGATTCATGGATGCTTCTGCCAACAATATTACCTTTGAGTATCATAAAGAACTCAATCCTATTATCTGGACCGATAACAAACTTAATTCTGATATAAGGGAAAAGCTTTTAGAAATAGCTGCGGCATTTGTAGACTATTTAGACCTAGATGTTGATATAGAGGATATTACTCTCACCGGTTCTTTAGCTAACTATAACTATACCAAATATAGTGATTTTGATTTACATATACTAACTGATTATAAGCAGTATGATGTAGATAAGGATTTATTAAAAGACTATTTTAAAGCTAAAGGTACCATTTGGAATACAACTCGTAATATTACTATTAAGGGGTATGATGTAGAGGCATACGTACAAGATGTAACTGAACCTCATCACTCTACTGGAGTGTATTCCCTTAAAAATGATGAATGGATTGCTGAGCCTAAACCTATAAAAATTAAAGACGAAATCGATTTGGATTTAATAAAAAAGAAAAAGCAAGCTATGTTAGATATGATAGAATATGCTCTTAGCCCTGAATGCGATGTTGAATGCGCTGACAAGGTAAAGGAAAAGTTTATGAACTTGCGCAAAGCAGGTCTTGAAAAGGGTGGGGAGTTTGCACCTGAAAACCTCGCTTTTAAAGAATTACGACGAAGTGGGGATGTTGAGCGCTTAATACAAGGGATCTTAAAGAAAAAAGATAAAAAACTATCCCTTGATAGCTTACAAACTGAAGAGCTTAGCTTTAAAAATTTTCTGAGCGTAGATAAAAAGCGAGGTCCACGCCATCAATCTTTAACAGCAGGTATGAATAAACTTGGCAGAGCAGAACCAGGTAAGAGTTTAACCATGGTGGCTCAAATGCATAAAAAGAAAAAGAACGATACCAACAATGTTCATACTTTAAAGAAAAAAACTACTGGGGTTACTACTATTACTAATCAAGAAGCCCAAAAAATTATCACTACTTATAATTTGGATATTAACAAAATTAAAAATGGAAACCCACGCAAATTAAGCACTAGTAATATTGAGCTCGGATTTAATCCACAGACAAATAGCTACTTTTTGCGTAAGTATTAAACTTTTATGAAGCTAGAACAAATTTACGAATCTTACTATGTTGATCCGTTAGTTGCGATCAATTCATCTTCTGCTGCCGATCTTCTTGAAGCATTTGAACAAGCTGTAGCGGAAACTCCTAACGTAGGAAAAATTTTAGCATCTCTCAATGAGGGACAGATGCCAGTAAATGAAAGTGAATTAACTAACGAGCAAAAAATATTTTTTATCGGGGCGACCAAACTCGTTAATGCATATAAAGAAAGTAACGACACGGAATTTAAAGCTCGTTTTGAAAGTATAGTCGCTGAAGTAATAACACCGATCGGTCGTACTGCAGGCACAATGCCTACAGCAGCTCCTAAAACTACAGCCCCTGCTCCTGCAGCATCTTCTGCTCCTACAACTGCTACTACATCAACCGCACCTAAAAAGGGGTTTTTAGGTAAATTAGGTTCTTTCTTTGGCAACATAGGGAGAGGTATTGCCGCATTCACTCGCGGTCTTGTACAAGGTTTTGAAGGTTCAGAAGGTAAAGACAAAACCGGTAAAGATAAACCAGGGTGGACTAGTGCCGCTACAAATGAAGATCTAAGTAAAATACCTGAGAGAGGAGTGGTGTTTACCCCTGACGTTCTAAAGAAAATAGGGGTTGATAGTGAAAGCGTAAGTAAATTACAAAACGGGGAAATAAGTGGTATTAATTTAACCGACTCTAAAAATAATTTAATAAGCATTAATGTTGCAAATGGTCGCATTTTTGTTAAAAGAATACCGACCTGGCCGGGTTCTCCTGCTATAGCAGGCAAGGGAACACCACCAAAGCAAAAAAGTGGGGGTAGAGTAAAAGGAGCTTCTTTAACCCAAACTCCGACCGTAGTTAAAAAGCCTCAGCAAAAAGCTGCTACCGTAGTTAAAAAGCCTCAGCAAAAAGCTGCTACCGTAGTTAAAAAGCCTCAGCAAAAAGCTGCTGCTTCTGCTGCAGGAAAACAGGTAATTAAGTTCCCGGGAACACCACCAAAGCAAAAAAGTGGGGGTAGAGCGAAAGGTGCTCCTTTAAGTCAAACACCAGGAGCGGTTAAAAATCCTCAACAAAAAACAGTATCTGAATCTCAATTCCAAAATACCGTTCGTGAGGTATTAAAAGAGTTTTACGAAACAAGCAAATAATAAATGTGTGCAGCTCTAGCAGTACAGCAGTCAATACTCAATAAGAATAGAAAAGACAAGTTTATACTTGTCTTGAATTTACCCTCTATACTTAAAAGAGTTAATAAAGCAGATTCGAACGACAGATCTACTGATACTTTAAACCTTGACAGTTTACAATATTCTATATTTGGTTCAGTAGTACCTGAATCAAAAATACCTGAAGTTGCAGTTCCGTATGGCGCCCAAGTCCCTAAAGTAACAAGTTATGCACGCGCAGCATATGCACCGTTAACTGTTAACTTTACTGTAGACAACCAATTTAATAACTGGTGGGTACTTTGGTATTGGTTAAATGTTATTAATAATTCTAAGCAATCTACATATAATGCTGATCAGCTAAATCCTACTACTGCATTAAAAACTAATCTTGCAGATTATCAGGCAAATATAACTGTGTACGGATTAGATGAGTATAATAACAAAAAAATACAATGGGATTATACAAATGCGTTTATAACTAATTTGGGGGAGATCACATACAATTATAGAGATCCCGACCAGATGGATTCCTCTTTTACTTTTGCCTTTGGACAACTAAACTGTCAATTACTTGACTAAAGTCGCGGTTTTGAGCCTCGATTTGCATAAATAATATTAGAAACTTTAACCATATGGCATCACTACGTACTATTCAATCTCCAGGTGTTGAAATTCGCGAAATCGATCTTTCAACAAGAGCAGTAACTCCAGTCGGTACTAATGTATTAGTAACCGGCTTTGCTCCGCAAGGACCAACATACGAAATCGTCGAGCTTTCATCTCTCAGTGAGTTTGAAACTGTATTCGGTACCCCTACCAATGCTGCTGAACGTTACTTCTACTATGCAGTACGTCAGCTCTTTGTAGCCGGTAACAATCCAACTATTAAAGCAGCTCGTCTTCCATATGGTAGTGGTACCGGTGAAGGTACTGCAAGTAATTACAGTGCTCTTGCATTCCCAGTATTACCAATCCCGACAGATACTTCTACATACGGTACAGCAGCTGCAGTTGCAGGCGCTATTCCGCTTAGCTCTGCACAAGGTTATTTCTTCGGTGAACCAGCATTAGTTTCTCTTACTGAAGATCAATACACAACTATTTCACAAGGTAATTTTAGCTGGGCAACCACTTCCGGTAATGCAAGCTTAAGCAGCTTCTTACTTTCTGGTGCAGGTACTATTAACAGCCTTAGCGCTGCTGGTATGGTTGTAGTTAACACTTCTAAGTCAACCGTAAATGAAAAGTTTGAAGGTTATTATTTCAACCTTTCCGATAGTTATAGCAACAATCCTGCTACTAACTATGATGACGTAGTACTCGTTAATACTATTGGTAGTAACTACTTCCAAAATAATACTCTTGCAAGCAATACTAACTATACAGTATTAAGCGGTAATAACCCACGTATCGGATTTGCTCTTAGCGCTACATATAATTCTGGTATTGATAGTATCTCTCAAGTAATTGAAGATATTCCAACCTTCAATATTGCTGCTTCTGGATTTAGTGACACCTTAATTGCAGGTCTCTTTAGAGTGCGTCCTTCTCCGTTCAGCCCAACCTCTACCACTCTTCAATATGTAATACAAGAAGGTTATACCGGTTCGCTTTATGCAAGCCGTCAAGTACAAGATCCACTTGCAGGTAAGCCATTATCATTCTTCTTACAAACTGTAATTAACGATAATTCTAATAACCTCGCAGTTTACGTAAATCCAAATATTTCGAGCTATACAAACTGGCTTGATGCTAATGGCAATTCTACAAAGACTGTAAGAGTTCTTAAGACAACTACTACTGCAGATCTTGCAAATGATATTGCAACTCTCAGTTCTACACCAGGTAATCAAACTTATAACTTCGCTCTTAGTGCAACACCTTACCTTGCAGTAAAGCCAGCATTCTTCAATCCTGCTAATAAGCTCTACGCTCTTGGCACATATGCAGATAGCTTACCGCTCAACTCACAAAAGGTAATTGGTAACGTAAGCGCAAAGCTTGAATACGTTCTTAATGCTGCTGAAAACCCAGATCTAGTTGCACTTGACATTACTGTTGATGCAGGTCTTTCTACAATTCATGCAGGCATTCAAACAACCGGTCAAGCTGAATTCGATGATACGTTTGTAAACACTACACTTACAACACAACTCGCAGCTCTTACCGCTTCTGACGGCAACCCAGTAAGCAACACACTTGTAAACAGCTGGAATGCAATCACCAATCAATTCGATACCTTTGCACGTAGTCGTCGTAAGGATCACATCTTTATCTCTGACCCACTCCGTTACATCTTCGTAACTGGTATCAATTATAAGACTCTTGACGACAAGACTAAGAACTTCTCGCAAAACATCTATTGGCCAATACGCAACAGCTACGCTGCATTCAACAGCAGCTACTCTGTAGCATATGGTAATTGGGTACGTACCCAAGACCTTTACAGCTCACAAAACGTTTGGTTACCGTTCTCTGGTTATGCAGCAGCAATGATTACCAATAGTGATGCTAACAACTACCCATGGACTGCACCAGCTGGTCTTAACCGTGGTCAAGTTGTAGGTGTTAATGACTTAGGTGTAAATCCACAGCAAAAGCAACGCGATTTACTCTATAAGGTGTCTGTAAACCCTGTAGTGTTCTTCCCTAACGAAGGCTTTACAGTATTCGGTCAAAAGACCTTACTCAAGGCTCCAAGCGCATTCGATCGTATTAATGTACGTCGTCTCTTCCTCTTCTTGGAAAAGACTGCACTTCAAACCATGAGATTCTTCGTATTTGAGCCAAATACTACATTCACTCGTAGTAGAGTAATCAATACCTTAACACCAGTATTTGAACTTGCTCGTAACACTCAAGGTCTTTTTGATTACTTGATCGTATGTAATGAAACTAATAACACCCCAGATGTTATCGATGATAACACCCTTGTTATTGACATCTACATTAAACCGGTTCGTACTGCAGAGTTTATCTTAGTAAACTTCTACGCTACTAAGACTTCACAAAACTTTAACGAACTCTTACAATCCTAATAACCTAAGTATTTTATAACATATGGCACAATCAATACAAGACTTCTATAGAGTAGCACAAGAAAGAGGATTCGCACGTGATTTCATGATGAGAGTCATCTCTATTGGTGATACTGCATTCAACGAAGACGACTTTGTATATATCACTACAAAGAAACTTCCAGACAGAGCTATTACTAATCAACAAGCAATCTACCACGGCTTAAAGTTTAACATGCCAGGAACCGTCGACTACAAAGGTTCTGAAGCATGGACTGTTAAGTTCCGTAACGACAAAGAAGGTATCATTCGTAGAAAGCTTGAAGATTGGCAAATCAATCAAATCTTTAACGATGAAACCACCACCGGTGATCTTTCATTACGCGGAAGAGATAAAGTTATTCAACTTAACTTGATTGACGAAAGCCAAAACGTACTTAATACGTACAAGCTCTTCGGTGTATATCTTGTAGGCTTAGGCACTGTAGATTATGATGCTGCTGGCGACGGTAAGCCAACAGAATTTGAAGCTACATTAGCTTATAGCTTCTGGAGACACGAATAATTAATTAAACAAGCCTCGCGAAAGCGGGGCTTTTTTATTGTCCAGACATTAAGTATTAGTAATGCCTGGTATACAAGAGTTTTATCAAACAGCGACCAGTAAGGGTTTCGCACGTAAGAATCTCTTTAGAATTACCCGTATTAACGACGGTAATTCAGATATATACGTTCCTGACTCTACTGGTAATTTATACCTGTATGCAAAAACTGGATTAATACCTTCTCGTACGGTTAAAAATAGTACAATACCTTTTAAAGGGTTTCAGTTTAACGTACCCACTGTTATAGAATACCCAGATAGTACTAATTGGAGTGTAGAGTTTTTTAGTGATGA